TTATGGTCTTGCTTGTAGATTAGCTCCTACTTATGGTATCCCCCTACAAGATAGAAAACAACTTTGGAATGAAATGACTATCATAAAACAAGAGGCTATGAACTTTGGTCTAGAAGAAGGTAGTATGTTCTTCCAGAGAGATCTTCGTAATTGGTGAATATATGGATACACCATTATCTTTAGAGCAAATTGCTGATACTATAAACAGAGCTAAGATTGGTAATCAAAAACATAAAAATGAATTAATGCGTTTGGGTACAAGTGATCCAACATCATTTAAAGCTCAGTTTAGTAATCAATTACAAGAACAACAACGGCCATCAGAGTTTTGGGGTGCTGGTAGAAAACTAGCACAAAACCAAAATCCTGATGAAGAGATTAATAATTATGTTGGGGATGCTTTACCAACATTAGGAGGTAATAAGTATTATTACGGAAATATTGATTATTCAATTCCCGAGAATATACAATCTTCTATTACAGATGCGGGGTTTAAACCAACAAGCTCCACAATTAATCCTACTCTGTATAATTTATTTGGTAATAATACTCCAATAACAAAATTTAGAAATCAGGAATATTACAAAGGAGATATTGATCCAAGTAAAGGACAATTTGGAATACAAGGTTATAATCAACAAGACATAGGTGATGGACGTTATAATATCTTAGATCAAGGAGGTAATTCTTTAGGAGTTGGTTATAAAGGTTTAGAAGATGCTATTAAAGAATTAGTAAAAACACAGAAACAAAACACTCCTGTTAGTTCTGTTATTGATTGGGATACGCAGGGAGGACTACCTTTACCAACACCAGATACTTATAATAACACATCACCGTATTCTGCTGGTGATTTAGATAAGTGGGAAGTGCTTGGTCAAGTCTTGTCTGGACAACCTATACCATCAGATGCGACAAGTGACAGATCCTCTTTAGCAATGTCTGGAAATAATTTACAAGAACAAATCACAGGTTTAAATACTCTATTTGGTTCAACCCCTGTTATCTACAATAATGAGTTAAGGGGTTACACAATGGATCCAACTCCTGCAGACGAATCTATGTTGGGTTATGTAAATCCACAAACTATTCTTAGAGAAGATAAAAGTGGTAATACACAATTTAATTATGCTTTACAAAGACAATATAATGATCTAGATACTTGGAAAAACTTAACAAAAAATATAGATTCTAATAATCTATTCGTTCCTAAAGAAAATGCTGAGAATTTACCTGGATGGACTAATGTAGATAATTCACAATATCATCATACAAGTGATGGTATAATGCCCAAGGCAGCACAAGTTATTGGTACCGTGTTACAATTTACACCATTGGCTCCTTTAGGTCTCGCTATAAGTACATTAGCATCCTTGACTCAAGGAAATCATTTAGGTGGTATTTTAGGAGCAGTCACAGGAGGTTTAGGACAGGCTGGTGTTTTTGATAAACTTGGGAAATCTTTAGGAGATTCTTTAGGTTTAGGAAAAGATATTGGTAAGTATTTTGTTAGAGGCGGTTTAGGAGCTGCATCAGGATTAGCTCAGGGCGGAGGAATAAAGCAAGCATTGTTAGGAGGTCTTGGTGCAGGTTTAGGAGATTATCTTGGGGATACTGCTGCAGGTGGTTTATCTGATATATTAGGTAAGACCGGTTCTAAGATGGCTGGAGCAGGTGTTAGTGGAGCTTTAAGAAGTATATTCAATAGAGGTAATCCTCTTGAAGGGGCAGTAGCTGGTGGACTATCTTCTGGTTTGGGTGATTTCCTTAGCACAATGACAAACAATACTGGTGAGAATATTGATTCTAGAAGAACAAAATCTTATGACGATCTTGGTAAAGTTATAACAAATATTGCTAGACAACAATATAAACGGAGAAAATAATGGCTACACGACAAGGTGATCGAGGAACAGTACAAAAAGTAAAGTTACCTTTCTTTGGATCAACCTCAAATAGAGGAACTGATCCCGACAAAGACCAAAGATTTGTTAATTGTTTTCCTGAATCTAGAAAAGTTGATCAAACTGAAATAACAAAAGCTTGGTTAGTTAAACGTCCTGGTATAACCTTCTATAAACAATTTGATCCTGATGCTTATGAAGCAAGAGGTATTATAGAATTTAATGATAAACTTTATGCTGCATATGGATCAGAGATATTTGAAGATGGACCAATAGGAGGAGGTGGAGTTCCTGCTTCAGTAATATCAATGACAACCTCAACAGGTCCTGTTGGATTTCGTTTAGGAAACTCTTCTGTTATAGGAGATTATTTATTTATTTGTGATGGTGTTGAAGGTTGGATCATAGAAACTACAGGAGCAGTTACACAAATAACTGATCTAGATTTTCCAACTCCACATTCACCTACTCCTGTATTCTTAGATGGATATATTGTTCTAGCAAAAGGTTCTGATATATTTAATTGTGCTTTAGATGATCCTCTTTCATGGGATGCAACTAATTTTGTATCTGCTGAAAGTTTCCCTGATGCTATACTTGCATTAGCTAGACAGAATAATCAGATTGTAGCATTTGGGTCAGAGTCAACAGAGTTCTTCTATAATGCAGCTAACGCTAGTGGCTCTCCATTTAATAGAAATGAATCTGCATTAATACAAGTAGGTACTGCTGCTCCATACTCAATAACACAAACAGAACGTTATTGTACCTTTATTGGATCATCTTTCTCAGGAGGACAGGCTTTTTGGATAATTGAGGGATTCACTCCAAAAAGAGTATCTGATGAACATATAGAAAGATTAATTAATTCCGAAACAAATACTGTAGGTATTCGTGGATATTGTGTTAGAATATCTGGACATATGTTTTATGTACTAAATCTGCCAACAGCAGATAGAACTCTTGTATATGATCCAGATGAGAAGTTATGGCATGAATGGTCAACAGGAGCAAGCTCTGGTGTTTTTGGAAATAGATTTGTAATTGATTATGCTAATGATGGAGATAATGGTTATTTCTATGGTCAGGTTAGTAATAATGGTAATGTATGCTATTTTGATGTAACTGCTGGAGCAGATTCTCCATCATTTGATACTGGACCATCTCCTGAGCTAACATCTATTGATGTGTTAATAAGAACAAATCGTATAGATATGGACACAACTTATAGAAAACGATTACATTCTTTAAGAATATTCATGGATAAAACATCTAACTCTGATCAAAGCACTTTAAGTATATCTATGTCTGATGATGATTATATAAGTTTTTCTGGAGGAACTAATTATTTAGTTTATACAGATTTAGATACTCCTCCTGTATTATATAGACTAGGTGAGTTTAGACGTAGATCATTTGAATTTATACATTATGGACAATCTGTTGGAACGAGATATGAAGCAATGGAATTATGTTATACTGAAGGAATATCCTAATGGCTGGATTACCACCACCACCAATTCAAGATAAACCAGGTTCTTTTACTTGGTTAGAATGGTATAGACAATTAAGAGAATATGTTTCAACATCTGGATCAGTTCCTTGGTATATAATTAATTTTGCTGGCTCTAATATAACAGACATTGCTTTAAGGGATCATGATCAATTACAGAATGTACAAGGTGGTACTGCTGGAGAGCATAATCATTTAACAGATGCTGAGTATACACAAATACAGGACAATTTTCATGACTCAACTGTTGGTATACAAGGTGGTACTTCTGGTGAATATTATCATCTAACTAATACAGAACACACAGCTTTAACCAATTCGACACAAGGTACATGGACACCTACGTTTACTAATCTTACAGTAGTTCCAGGTACTGGTGCTGCTTCTTATGCTGGTAGATATTCTAGAATTGGTAGAACAGTCTTTTTCACTGTTAAAATATCTTGTACTGGTACGGCTACAACAGCAGCAACAGCAGGTACTACTTACTGTGATTTACCTATAGCAGCATCTCAAGATGATTCTGTTACCACAGTAAATAAAACAACATTACTTGGTATAGGTACTGGTGTATTAGACTCAACAAACGATCGTTGTTATCCATCCTCATGGACAGCAACTGGTAATACAATAATAATTTCTGGTAAATATGAGGTTTAAACATGGACGAATACGACGACTATTACTTTGATGATGCTATGCAAGGTAGTGAAGGAGGGTTTGGTGGATATGGTGATGAGTTATATCAAGACCCTACAATTAATGCAGGACAAAACACAGATTACAATTATTTTGATCAGAACCCATCTTTTGGCGATAATATCCAAGGTTTATTTGGTATAGGGAATGAGGGTATTTTAGGCAATAGTCAGATGCCTAATTTTGGTGGTGTTGATTTTGGGTCAGGATTACCACAAGGTAATATACCACAACAACAACAACAATCTTATGGAGATATGTTTACAAAACTACTTGGTGGTTTGGGGACTATGTTTGCACCACAAAACCAAAAGAAAGCATCTTCTGTTTTAGGGGCTTTACTGGAAGGTTATCAGAATAAACAAAACTCTGCTAGTACTAGAAATATAATCCAACAGCAGCAGCAACAGGCTGATCCTTTTGGTTCTCAAAGACCTTATTATCAGCAGCAACTACAACAATCTGTTGCTGATCCTTATGGTTCTAAGATTGTTCAGGATCAAGTCTCAGCATTAAAGAGAGCACAGGATATTAAAAATGCTGCTGCTGGACGTAGAAGTAATAGTGCTACTACCGATCCTGAGTTACTTAAAGCGATGGCTGATATAGCTATGAAATATCAGCAGAGTTTATATCAACCTGCGGGTGCTGGAATCTCTCCAAATATGGTAGGAACTCAGGGACTTATTGATGCTAATAAACAAAATACTCAAGGATATATTAGTCCTCTGTTATCTGCTTTAGGGTATAATGTAGGAAGTAATACTAATCAGGGTAATACAGATCAAGCCTTAGCTAATTTTGTTAAGATTATGAGTACTATAAATAAAGGACAATAAATGACACCTATTTCTACAGGTTATCAACCTCAATTTGGTTTAGGTGCTTTATATCAAGGTTTTAATACAGCTAATGCTGATAGATTAAATGAAGAGGAAGTATTAAAAGCCTTTTTACAAAATCAAAAAGAACAGAATGAAGCCCCCTTAAACCAAATTATAAAAACATGGGAAGCTAAACAAGCTCAAGGCAAGATGGATGATCCTGAATATCTTCCAAAATCATTAGAAGGCTATAAAGGACAAATGAATTCTCAGATTGCTGCTGGTAATAAAGGTATGGGTACTTATGAGTCTGAGATAGCCACAACAAATGCTGAGAATAAAAATAAATCTAGGATGGCTAATTTGTTCTCACAGTTTATTGATGAGCAATTAGGTCAAGGTTATGAAGCACCAACACCTTTAGAAGGTTCTAATGGTCAAATGGGTTTTAATTTTGGTTCTGCTAGTAATGCTCTAAAAAATCCTAATTTATCAGAGCAACAAAAACAATTAATTCTACAAGATTCAATGAAACGTGGTGAGAATCCACTACAGAATTTTAGTAAGATTCAAAATGCTCTTGTAAATACTCCAGAACAATTACAAAAACTAGCACAAATTCAAGCTAAAGGGGATGAAGCTTTACAACTTCAAGGTTTACGTAATGAAAGTGCATTAGCTGTTGCAATGCAAAGATTACAAGACAAATCTGGTAAGCCTTTGAGTATGAAAGATACTATTGCTAAAGCTGCTAGAATTATTCATGGTCTAGAACCTGGGGATGTCGAAGCTGCACGTATGGTTATGCGGGAACTTGAGAACTCACAATTAAGAAGCAATCCTGCTGGATATGCTCCTGGAGGAATTAATCTACAAGGAACACAGGAGTCTGGTAAATATCAGACATTCCCTAGTCCTGTTCAACAATCTGGAGCATTGAATATACAAGGTATACTACCTTCTATTAATAGTGCGCCCACTGGAACAGTAAGTTCTGGTAATAAATATAAAATAGAAGAGACTAAATAAAGGAAAATTATGGGTTATAAAATTACATTTGATTCTGGTGAGGTTATTACATTTGATCAAGAACCAAATCAACAAGATATTGAAGAAGCTTACCAGCAGATAAGTGCTAATAGAAAACCTAAAAATACTATTCCTCCTATAGAAGATGAATGGTCTGATACCTTTGAGAAAAATTTACTATCTCCACTATTAGGTATGTCAAGAGCTTTTGGTGGAGCTAGTCAAGAGGCTCATAGAGCTTCTATGCTAGAAGCAGGAAAATCTGCTGAACAAAATCCAACAGCAGCTTTTGCTGGCAAAGCAACAGCAGCTTTAGGACCATTAGTTGCTGGAGCAGGACCATTAGGATTAGTGAATCCTATTAGTGGTGGGGTTGGTCTAACATCATTAGGACAGATGGGTGCTGGTGTTGTTGGTGGTGTTATGGCAGCACCAATAGTAGGCCCCCAGGCTGGTATGGAAACCTATGAAGGTTTAAGAATTAAAGGAGCACCAGAAGAAGAAGCTAAAACTGCTGGCTGGACATCTGGTCTTATTAATGCTGGATCTAATATGGTGCCATTACCAGGAGCAGGTCTCTTAACTAGATTTGCCCAAGGCGCAGGACTTAATGTAGGTGCTGATATAGCTGATAAATCTTTACAGAATTTGATAATTTCAGATCCAAAACAAAGACCTGATATTGTAGACCCAACATCTCTTGCTGTAAGCGCATTAGTTGGTGGTGTTACAGAAGGTTTAGGTGGGAATAAAGTTGGGGATAGGATGATTGATCCCAAACCAACACAAAGATCCCTTGATATTAAAGAATCTATAGAAGCAGCAAACAAACAATATGCTGAAGCTAAAATTCTACAAATAGAAAAACAAGAAAAAGAACTACAGCAAAGTATAATTGATGGTACTGCTTCTCCAGAAATGCTTAAGGAAGCTGAAAGACTTTATCAAGAAAAAATACAACTACAAAGATCAATGGGTGTAAAACCGAATGATCCTAGATCTGTTCATGAAGAATTAATAAGCGAGCAAAAGGATCTAGAACGTCAGATTATAGATACCAAGCATAGATTAAATACAGAACCTATTACTGATGATCTT